GGTGAGGCACTCATGAACGGCAATCTGGACGACGTTGAGAGACAGGCCGTAGTGGAAGACCTTTACCCGAAGTATCTTGAAGCTCTGGAAGATATGGAGTAAAGAAAAGTCCCCAGCCGATGTGCGAACATCGACCGGGGAGATTTAAGAAGGAGAAGACTATGTATACTACTGCTGAACTCTTTATTATGGCTGCCGACCCGGAAACATCTCGGGCAGCGTTCCTCAACAATGTCACCCTCAGCATCCCGGACGATGCCGATGGGTGCGTTGATCTGGACGCCGAGAAGGCAAGGCTGTCCACCATCTGGGATTTAGCTCGTCTTCCAATGAGAGAGCTGGTAGCCCGCACTGGCCTGTCGCAGACCGCTTTTGCAAAGCAGGCAGGCGTCCCGCGGCGCACCGTGCAGGACTGGTGCGGCGAAAAGCGTGCGTGCCCCACATACGTCAAGTTCCTGTTGGCAGAGCATTATAATCTGCTATAACCTTAACCGGATGAAATCCGTGGGCTTTATATAACTGAAAGGAAGGTTGAACCTTATGAACAGCAAAATCAAGAAACCCTATCTCATCACGGAAGATGGGATGAGCCACTATGACGAGTTCTGCACCACCTTGAGCGGAGAGCTCACCTCCATCCCGTCTCCATTTATGCCGAACAGGAAGCCGATGGTCAACAGCGATTTCCCCGAAGGCAGGGTATACTCTGTGACCCTGCGGGAAAAGGGTGAACTCGGTGCAGAAGCCACCGTCCGCTTTGTCACCTATGAAGAAGCAAGAAGCTTCTTCAAGCACGCTTCTCTCCACTGCAAGACAGTCATGGAAGCGCTTGCATAAAGAAACCCCCGATGCTCCAAACGGAACACCGGGGGTTTTGTGCCGCCGAAACGGCGAAGTCTAAAATCAAGAGCGGAACCGCCCACAGGCAATGCCACTCTCTACAAAGGCCATAGCCTTTCAAACATCCACCCTAATGTGCTTCTTCGAGAGGCCGGGTGGATTTGTTGAGATAATTATACCACAAATCGTGAAAAAAGAAAAGCGGCAGACCCAAAAGCCTGCCGCTTTGTTGTGTTTGTAGAATCAGCTTCAAATATGCGTCCTACATACACTTAGGTCGTGAAAATATTATATCACACATCCAGCATTTTATCAATAATTTTTAGCCTATTGCCGATTGATGTCCGACAATACGGCACACGCGCTGCAATATCAACTTGACATAGCTGGTCAACGTACCGCAACCGGGCGATTTTCCGGTCATACCTCCCAAGCGGCGCACGTTTTATCACAGCTTTTATCTGTTCTGCATTAAGCCCTTGCAACGCTGGCGGAAAGACTACACGAGCCGCCGCCACAGGCAGCACCGAGCCAGAAGGGTTGCGGCAGCTGTCCGGCGTTGCGCACCATAGTGCCAAGCACGGCAAACCGGTGACAAAACGTCACCATTTTCGTGACCTCACGAAATTGCTCTTGTGCGGCGTACATCTCGGTGACGTTACCGAGATGGAAGTATGTAGTGCTACTCATGATGTTACTCCTTGCTATCCAAAACGGTTACTGCGTACACGCGGAGGCTTTCCAGCTTTTCGATAACAGCATTATAAGTTGCTTCCGTTGCGATGTGTGCGATGCGCTCCAGCTCGTTGTTCTCTTTTGATGCAGCGATAATTTCATCCGCAGATGCGCGTTTCATGTCTTCAATCAAATCGAGCAAATCTTCGATATTTACTGCGTTCACGTGTTATGTCTCCTTACAGTGTGATTTCCTCAGCGTTCGCCTTGTCCTCCGCGTCCAGTGCGTCGTAGTACGCCTGCGCCAGAGCCTCAACCTCTGAGATGTCGTCCTCTGTCAGCAGGCCGCTGTCCAGATGGGTGTACGCCTTGTCAAGCCAGTATGCCACATCGCGCCCTGCGGCGATTTCCCGCTTGATAGAGCGCAGGGTCAGGTCGTGCCGTGCTTTACTTTTGATAGCCATAATGTGTACCTCCTTTAGGTGGTAGTCATGGATGCAATGGCATCCTCAAACTTTTTAATTACAATGTTCACATCGCGCTGATATTCCAGCTTTACACCAGCGCCATCACTCGCTTGCACAACGGTGTCTGGCGCGTAAGCGGTGAGGGCTTTGTAGGCGGCAATTTCAGCAGGGGTGAGCGTAGCTTCGATGGGGGTGGCGAGAATTGCATTTTGCTCGGCCAACGTTTTTGCGCTGTCGAAAGCTGCTTTATCAACCCTCTGCACCTTCACCCCTCTCTCCAAGTCCACTTCGTCGCACACCCACTGCTGGCCGTTTTGGTCAGTGTAGTTGCCGCCAGAGGTCACGGGGATACCGGGCAAACCGTTTGGGGTGGAGAGGGTGAGGAGCTGTTCACGGTAGGGGGAGTAGGTGGTGATTTTGTTTCTCGTTAAAGACACTTGAACAGTGGTATTTAATGTTGCACCTTTTAAGATTTGTAGACGGAGTGAAAACTCCGAGTCTCTGGCAAGCGTTACTTGCCGGTTTTGCGCATCAGAGGAAAATTTCCCGACGTAATAGAAGTTGAGCACAACAGAATTGCTTAGTCCACTAGTCGTTAAGTAGTAAATACCACGAGTTAAACGGTATTTATTATCATCGTGTAGGAGTATTGTAAAATCGTTGGTAGCCGTACCAGTAATTAAAACACCATTTTCATCTACAGTGTAAGTTATTCCGTATACGGTAGATTGCACACCGGGTTTAGTGCCCTCTAGCATGTTTGCTCCCGTCATTTTCACCGTCACGCTCCCGCCATCACCAGCGCTCACGATAGGCACAGGGGCATCCGGCGTGGGCGTGCCGTCCTGCGTGCTCTTGCCGTATACGGTCAGGCCGCACAGCGGCGCAGAAAAGGCATCGTCACAGCTTGCCGGGTTGCCTGTCTCAGTGCCCACAAGGACGTTCTGCCGCGCCTTTACTGCGCTGATAGCGTCACCTGTGGCTTTTGCATCGGCAGCTTCGCCCTCGTGGGTGAGGGTGGTGTCCAGTGCTACGGCAGGGCCTTGAGGCCCGGGTTGCAGCATCAGGTTAAGCACCGGATTTTCAGGCGTGCCAGTAATGTCGGCGGAAGGCTTGTCTCCGCTGGACACCGTACCGATCGTCAGAACAGGCGTTGCGCCGGTTTTGCCGGTTTGACCATTTAAGACATCGATTGTTTTTGTACCGTCTTTGTCGGTGATGCTGACACGATGGCCATTTTCGATGTCAGTTACAGTCACGACTGGAGATTTTCCGTCATTGCCGGGCTCGCCTTTGAATTCGCCAGCGGCAATGCCGTCCTTGAGGGCTTGCAGGCTGTCAGCAGCCTCCTGAGCGCTCTGGCTGGCATTGCCCGCACTGGTGGCGGCTTCACTGGCGGCGGTCTGGGCATCGGTCTTGGCTTGCTCTGCGGCGGTGGCATCGGTGTGCACGGCATCCACCAGCTGCTGCCATGCAGGCGTTCCCGGTTCCGGCATGGTGCCGTCCTCAGTGCCGCTGTTGGCGCTGACACGATACCGTAGGTCTGCGCTGGTCACGGTCTTGGTGCCGTCGCTGCCCTCAAAGGTGACGCACCCGCTCCCGGGCTGTGCGGTCACGCTGGCGGGCACGGCCACATAGCCGTCCACCACCAGCGAGGATGCCGGGTCTTTGCCGTCTGGGACGTGCCAAAACGCCCGAATGGTCAGCCCTGCCCACTCGCCGGTGGCATCGACGTGCAGGCGGTACACGCCCCGGTTCTTGGTGTAGCCAAAGCGCACCAGCTGCTCATAGCCCGGCACTTTGACGACGCCATTGGATGCGAGAGATACGCTTTGCTCGATCATGCTTTACTCCTTATCCGCCTGCTTTTCGATGCACTCACCAGCTTTGCCGCGAAGACAGTATTCGCAATACTCCTTGTTGTCGCCTTTCAGGTTGCACACCTTTTCACGCTTGCGGAATTGATTCATAGCGTTTGCAGAAGCGGCGATAATGCCGCACATAGGTACAGGCATATAGTGCTCCTTTACTGGTTGATGGTGGGCTTCTTTTCTGCCAGTGCCTTTTTCATCATGCTGACGGCCTTTTCGATCACACTGTCCAGCACTTCATCGGTGATGAAAGGTTTCAGCCAGTCCGGTAGTGCGCCGCGCAGCGCGGCAAAAACCTGCGCCTTTTTCTTTGCACCCTGACCGCTGCCCATGATGCTGTCCTCGGCGATAGTGACGAGCTCCAGCGCCCACTGCTTGACATACTGCTTGTAGCCCAGCCGGATAGCACCAACGGCCAGCGCGGCAAAGCCAATGAACATCAGAACCAGGGCGACGGGTGCGGGGATAAAGTTAAACATTGCTTCCATGATTTGTTACTCCTTTCAGCAGGTAGTTGTTGATATCGGATTTGCTTTTTTGCATACCTTCGCGATTGTTGCCGGACAGCTGCGAATCCAAAAGATTTTGTACGCCAACGAGTACGAGACGCATCTCTTCATCGAGGCCGTCAAAGCGGCGCAGGTCTCTTGCAAGGGCCTGTGCGTGCTGAAGCTGTCCCTGTTCCAGCACGCCAAGTCTTTTTTCGAGCGTATCCATTCGCTTGTTCTGCGCATCGTCGGGAGCCTGTGCCTTTTTGATGTACTTGTGGATGATTTCCAGCACCTTGTCGATGGTGA